GCCGAGCTTTCCAAACAACAGTTCTGCGGTCTGGAGGGGACTGTTTGGGTTATAATCGAGTCCGGATTTATGTCCTGAGGCTACGTCGATCTCCCCTATCTTCAGGTGCATCATGTCGGTCAGATGTAATGACAAATTAGCGAAATGATCAGGGCAAATCCGCATCCCGATATGCTGCATCCGATCGACCATAGGAACAATCGCCATGTCCATTTCGTACACTTCTCGGAGAGACAACTCATCCAGCATCCGATCAATAATAGGGTCAATCCGCAAAGTAGCATCAGCATCGCGTGCAGCATAAGAAATCGCCTCCTCTAATGGTACGTCATCGAGTGTCGCGTCCGGCATCGGGCCAAGCGCCTTTACCGCCGCTTCGATGCCTTCGGGCGGGTCCTCGCATATTTTTTCCCACCGCTTTTTCGGGTCCGCACCTTTGAGCCTGCAGTCGTCGAGCGCTTTGCCAACGCGGGTTGCTGCCGAGAGTCTAGCCATTTGAACACCTTTGCCAAATATTCAGTCTGTAATCCGATACGGCGGCCTTCCGTCAGGTCTTGATACGAATTCATCGCCATTCCGCAATGACGGTAAGCTAATGCCTTGAGTCCCTGTGGCTCTACCCCAAGTTCGTACGCCTTGACCATGGTGTCGTCGTACGTCCCATCGGCCAATTCTATCCCCATGGCCCGCAGCACGCCTAGGTCGTGCAGACTGTTATGGAGTTTCAGCCGTCGTTCAAACGTCGCGGCGACGGAGAAACGCGCACCCTTCGGACGTACTACTATAGCCTGACCGGGAATGCGTGAATGGGAGAGGCACCACGGACGGCGTACCGACCCCTCCGTGTCTACCGCCCCGGACAGGATGACTTGATCGCATATCAGTTCCTCGTACTTGCACTCGGGGTATTCGTCTATCGCCGCCCCCGGTTCGATCTCTCCCCTCATTACTTGCGCTAGCCTGCCCATGTCCCACGCTATCAGAGCTTGATTCTCAGTTGAATGCAGGCCAGAAGCAGGATGGTAAACAGGAACAACGACGCGGCCTCCGACAAGGTGAGGGATTCCGTGTACAGCCTCCATGTCAACATCACCAAGCAGATAACGAGTGCTGAACCGGCCAAGCGTTGCCACAAAGGGCGGGTCGATGGCGCACAGTTCCTCGTCAAGAAGGTGCGAATCGCGCTCGATATCCGCTGGCGTCGGGTCGCCGTCGTCGGGCACCCGGTATTTGACGAGGTTGGTGACGTAGACCGACGATCTGCCCCGGTGGAGGGCGTGCCAGATGTAGCGGTTGAGTTCCTTTCCGGACTTTCCCACGAACGGCCTACCATAGTGGTCCTCCTCCTTGCCCGGCCCCTCACCTATGAACATGAGGTCGGTGTCGGTCGGGCCTTCGCCGGGCACGAATCCCGGCAGGTATCTAACGCTAGTGCTGGTCATTGTCGTCGTGCCCTCCCTTCATCCGGCCCCACCACGTGTACCGGCAGTCCCAGCCCAGCCCGAAGTTCAACAGCTGTACCTCAATCTCTGCCCGCCGCACCTTGTGCAGTTCGCAATAATCCTTAACGCGAACTGCGAACTCGAATAGCACAAACTGGTAGTGGCGCTCGACGGCGTGGCCCTCGTGGCCCTCCTCGCCTCCATCGCGGTACACTACCCAGTTGTTTACCACGTACCAGCCGTCACTTGCGTAGCGCAGCGAAAACTCGTTCCGCAAGCGTGTCGCCAATACCCTCAACTTCTGCCCAGTCATCGACCGTCGCATTTATCATCCCCTCGACCGTCCCAAACTTTTTAACCACCGATAGGCTTTTCTTGAAACCGATACCCGGTAATTGTGCAGCGACCATTCGTGCAACACTTGGCCGGGTGAAGAGTGCAGAATCGGGGGCCTCCGAGTGAATAGCAAGATGGGCCGAATGATCAGCATAAGGTTTGATGTACCAGTTGTGTAGGTTCGCCAGTACCCTAGCCGTCTCCACTCGGTCGGAAGTTCGTTTGACTCTAACCGCAGCACAATTTTCCATCGTGGTGAGCCAATTATCAAGTTCACCGAACATGAACTTGCAAGTACCAAGTCGGTATTCCTTCCCGGAGTCAGTCGTCAGAAGGCCAGACCTAAAGTCCACCGTGTAACGACCCTCCAGTATAAGCCAGACGCGGTCATAAGTCCGTACCAATCCGGGCAACTGGTGCCCTGCGAACCTTCCGTCCCGCATACAATTAAGTGCGTCGGGGACCTTCTTGACTTCCACCCCCACCGCAATCGGGCCACGTGGCCCATTGCCGGTGAACGCGGCGTCGCCAAATTCCAGTCGAACGACCTCGCAAGGCACGTGCCAATGGCGCAAATGCCCCGCGAGGTCCCCTGAGCCTATCCGGTCATCGATCGATATCATCGGAATATGAAATGCTTGGATTCCGGCCCGGTAGTAACGGCGCGTACCGGTGCCCCTATTTTCCCGCCGAGGTCATCTGCGAATGACATTGCCGCGCCGAATGTCGTGACCGGAGCAGCAGCCCCCCACAGTTCCGGAAACTCGTAGTTGAGGAACGTTAGCGCCACCCATGCCGGGCGGTTAACCTTGCAGCTGTACTTGAGGAGCGGCATGTTCAGTCTAGCCACCCGCCGCAGCTTCTTTGTAACCGTCGTGAACTCGAATAGCTTGCCGAGTTCCTCGACGACGTCCGGCGGCAGCGCCCTCATCGTGTCTCGGTTGCGTTCGCTGGCCTCGACCTCTGGGCTGGCGTACGGGTACTCGCCCAGCTTCTTCCACTCGTCCAAGAACATCTTGCCCGCCTTAGGGTCAACGAGGAACGGCTTGCCCGCCTGTCGCAGCTTCTCGTTGACTTCGAACATCAACTCGGGCCACGATATCTCGCCGGGCAAGGGGCCGGAATTGCCCGCTACTCGAATTGGAAACGTCCGTGCTACTAGCACTATTTCGTATTCGAGACTTGGTGACAATCCGGCCTCCGTGACCCACTGGGACGCCGTGCACTGCTTGTGCGTAGTGTACGGGTACGGCCCAAGATAAAGATCGAGTAACGTCCCCTGCGTACCCTCAAGCAGGATGCTGTCGCCCCGGTCGTACGCGTCATTCAGGAACTCCGCCATGTCGCCGAAGCTGAACTTCCACTTGTCTATCATGCCGTGGTTGCGGTCGCACCATTCCATGAACAGCATGCCGCCTGAGCCGCGCAGCCGAATCCGGTCCAGTATGGCCTCAGAGCAGCCCTTGCCAGTCGCCCCTATTTTGTAGTGCCGGTTCGATTGTTTCGCCCGCTCGGTGTGCTCGGTCAGGTGCAGCCCGGCCCGGTAGTCCACCAGAATCGATGGCCAGCACCCCGTTGCCTCGTGAATCATTTCAATCTCATCATGAAGCTGGAATGGGTTGATGTAGGCACCGGCACCGAGAACTAGCCTAGTCTTGGGATTCACCCACCCCGTAGGTAGCTGTTGGTTCACGTACTTCTTCCCCTTGTAGTACACGGTGTGACCGGCATTGACCGCGCCCGTCCTTACCGCGTACCGGATATCGCGCCGCTCACACAGTGCCGCCGCGACCATGCCCTTCGCCTCACTGCCGTACTGCGCCCCCTGCACTATTACTATTGGCGTTCTGCTCATTTTCTTCCCTTTCCCTTTCGTTGTCTATGTTGGCGACCCACTGCGCTGCGACTGCGACCACCTGAACTAGCTCGGATCTCAAAGCCATGAGCGATGACGTCCGCTGGCGAGAAAGTCTTGGTAGGCGCGATACTTCCGCTTCTTCCTGTGCGGCCTCCAGCACTTCGCGCATCAGAATCTTTGCTACCCGTCCATGTTCCCGCGACATAGGACCGTGTAGGTGTCGTGATCGCACCACTTCCTGATTGACTTCCTTCTCGGTTAACATCATTCCACTCCAGTTCTGCCCATGCGGCAACTTTGACTAGGTCCTGCGGGTCGCGCCTGACGTGATACCGCACCACCTTGTAGACTATCTCGCCCAATGCGTGCGGCAAATTTTTGCATATTTGCCGTAGTGCGGTGTTGTAACCCTTGTTGCCGCCCCGGTCAAGAATGCCCTGCACTGCCTCCCGAAACTTGTTACCTGCGGGGTCCACGTGGTATCCCCCGGTCCCGGCGCTTGTCTTTCCGCTTCTTTTTGCGGCATTCCTGACAGCGCTTGGGCGGTGTGAATCCTTTGTCGTCAAAGAACGCCTGCTCGCCAACCGTGAACAGGAACATGCTGCCGCAGTCCTTGCAATGGACTTCTAGGTCCTGATACTGCTTGCCGCCAATCGTCTGTGTCATAGCCAGTCCTCCTCTTTGGTGTCCGGGAACACCAGCGTTGCGATGAAAGGGAAATTAAGGTCGGCACCGCTGACGTCCACGTTGTTGAGTTCAGCGTTCTGGCGGCAATCCATGATCTGCATGTGGAAGCAGTCTGGTACGGTTTCTTCCGGTCCACGATAGCACAACGCGTTCATCTGGACGAGGAATGCGGTGTCGGCGAATCCCGCACGCTTGACCAGTCCGGTGCGCTTGTCGTCTATGTACTCGTCCTTCATTTTATGGAGTAGGATAAGATTAGTGACACTCTGGTCATACGCCATACGGATAAGTTCTCGGTATTCCGCGTTAACTGGACCATAATGGTGCGGTTTGACGTGGTCAAGCTTACCGAACCTAGCCATACGGAGTAGTTCCCAAACTTCAGTAGCGTTGTCGTAAACGATAGTCCGTGCCTCGCCAAGAACCGCCTTATACGCCTTAAGAACCTGTTGATAGGCACGGTCCGCCTCTTTCGCTGCCATCTGCGGAGTGAGTTCCTTAAGCTCCTGAATGTTGACCGGGATGTCCTGAACCCAAATCTCTTTGTCGGACTGGAACTTCTGGACCACGCCGTCAAGGCCGACGTCCAGATTGATGACGGCTACTGGCTCTGGCCCGCTTAACGCGAAGTGACTCTTGCCGGACTTCTCGCGGGCGTCGATTGCCATGATTAGGCGACGCTTGACGTCTTCGGCGGCACGTACGAATCCGGCCTGCTCGAACTTGTTACCTGCACCTGTCCTATTTAATCCACCCCTTAGATTTGGCATGATTCTTGAGCATCCTCCAGTTGTCGTCTATCTCTAATTGCGTCCACTCCAACCTGAACTGCTTTACCTGCGGCCCTGACTCCCGGTAGTTCCCGTTCACGTAGAACACTCTCAACTTGGCCCACGTCACCGTCAACATCTTACAATAAGCTTTGATTTGGACGAGCCAGTGCCAGAAGTCTGGGTCAAGCGGCCTATTGCTGCTCCTCCATGTGGCCTTGAACTCCTCAACGCAACAATCAACCGTATCGAAGCCATCGGGAGTGCCATAAATCCCATCAAGACAAAGCTGGCCGACAGGCTGGTACCGGTCATCAGGCAGAGCATGAAAGCCAGAAGTGACCAGAGCGTTTCGGATGGCATCCTCCCATGCCCAGCCGACGCTTGCGTAGGTCCCAAGCCTCTTGCGCTCTTCCTTGGATAATTCATCGTATGGCCTCCGCTGGCCCGGCTTAAGTATTGCGTTCTCAATGTCCCGGATGATGTTGGATACGTGAGCAGGTGAGACGGTGCGTGGAACAGCTGGCAGCTGATTGAGTACCAGCTGTTCCACGTCGTCGGAGGTTAGTTCGACAATTCGCAAGCGGCTAACTTGTCAGCCTGCGGACTCGACTGTCGTGCCGTCAAACGCCCACCCGTAGTCGTCGCGCCCCAAGAAGTCGGGGTCGGCGAGCAACTGCAGGATGCCGCTCCGGTTGGCGTTCCCCGCAAGGTGCTTGAAACTTGCACCAGCGATGGATGCCTTCTTGATGGAGCCGTTCTTGTCTTCGAGCACTTGCAGCAGGATTCCGGCGGCCTCATCGCTGAGGTCGTCAGGTGCGGGCTGAGCAGCTGCCGCAGTCTGACGGGCAGCCGGGGTCGGGGCTCCACCACGGGCAGGCGGTTTGGCCGCCGTCTTGGCCGGTGACGCTGGCTTCGTCTCCCATGGCAGATGGTTGATCTTGGTCACAATCGCCACGGTCCTCTCGTACCCCTGAGAGTTCACGTTCTGGATTGCGCCGCCGCGCTTCGGCTGCGGAATCCGGTTGATGTGGCAGGACATGCCGTCCATTGCCGACACATCGCCGTCGCCGAATTTGTCTGCCGGGAATCCCTGCTCGATAACCGACTTGAGCAGGATGGCGCAATTGGTGTTGGAGTTGAGTCCCTTCGCCCCGGCGACCGACACTGCGTGCGTGCCATCCTCGCTCGGAATGAAGCGGCTCAGGTCGCCTGCGCTGTAGTACTGCGCCGACGTCTCCTGCTTGCCTTGGTCCTCGTATTGCATGGTGACGAGCAGGCACAACGCAGGCTTGTCTGCCGCCCCGTCGTAATCCCACTCAACGAACCGGCATTCGGTGAACAGCACGTCCATGTCGTCCAGCAGCCCGCCCTGTGAGAAATCCTCAGGATTCAGACTGGCAAACTGCTGGTCTCCGCCTACCGCCGCGCCGTTGGCCCTGCCGCCCCTCGCTTGTGCTGCCTGCGCCGGGGCTGCACGTCTTGCCGGTGCCGCCGCTGGTGCTGGCCTTCTTGTAACTGCCATAGTGTTACCCTACCTTTCGTGTTTTGAATTTGTGTGGCGTCCACTGCCCACACTATACTACTACAGAGATTGACGAGCCGTCAATGGTATCTTGATAGGCTCCGGAACCATTGTTGACTTCCTGCACGCCGCCGTGAACCAGCGCGGCATGAAATTCTTGTACTTGTTCAGGAACCATTGCCAGTTGTCATCGATAATGAAAGTTTCACACCAGTCATCGGCGCTACGCACGCCACGTCCTGCCATTTGGACGATGGACTGCGCAGCGACGTAGGCGAAAAAGTCTTTATCCCGTTCCTGTCTAGCCTGAAGCACTTTGCTTCGGCTGTCGGGGAAAGGAACTTTTCCAATAATTTGGTATCGGCAGTCGTCGCCGGGGAAGTCGAATCCTGTCCCTGCGCTGGGGGACACAAGTATCGTGCCAGCCCCAGATTCTCGGAACCTTCGCACAGCTTCTTGTAGTCCACCGGCGTCATGGCAAAGCATTCGAGAACTGTATTCGGAGTATCTAAGGATGTAGTCGCGGCGGCTGTACGAGACGGTGTGGATGATGCCTTTCCTGTCGAGTCGTTGTCTAATGATGGCGTCGATTTTGGCGACCCATTGTCGGGCGGAGCCGGGGTCCATGTCATAGCGTACCCGCACAGTAGGAACCCACACAACAGCCCGATTAGAAACAGGGAAACTGCTTGGATACTCGATGAACTCGTAGTCTTCATGTCCAACCCCCAGTAATTCCAAAGTCTTCGGGCGAATCGTCGCCGACGTAAGGACAATCTTCGGGACATTGAGAAACAGTGCCTGTTCCGCATAGGCACCCGGCCAGACCGGGTCGAATCTCACTACCCGCCTTCCGCGCCGGTCTCTTGACTCTTCGTTTACCCACTCGCCTTTCACCTGCGCTATCCCGACGAGTCGTCTGTTTAGGT